AACCTCAATACTGCTCCCCTAGTATAATTTTAACATTGAAGATCTGAGAGGGGTTAAGATCGGAACAATGAGGAAACAAAATGAGAACACTTAACGACTACTTTTTAACATCAGCAATACCAGATGTATCAGCATCATCATCAACATTTGTAAATGTACCAGATGGTGGAAGAATTATTAAAATCTTTGCACATAACAAAGCAACTACTACAGGAACAGCAGCTATTACTTTTGAAATAGATGGCGTAGCTTGTGCTAGTGCAGCTATAAGTCATGTAGCATCAGGATCTGCAGGTAAAAAATACTCAGTAGAACCTTCTGCAACTAACGATGTCCTTGAAGGATCTGTAATTGAAGCAATCACTAATGGTGGTTCTACAAATGCATCTAAAATGGAAATTACTTACGTTATAAGAAGATAATTAATTATGGGGATGGCAACATCCCCTAACAAAAGGAACAAAACATGAACTATGGATTAAGACATGGAACTGTATTAAAACTAACTTCTGGAAGTTCATCTTCTGCAAGTTCAGCTTTTACAGATGGCACAGAATATATAAGAGTAGTTAGTACTATTGCTTGTCATATACAAGTAGCTGTTTCTCCTACAGCAGCAGCAACTACAACATACTTACCTGCAAATGAAGTTGAAATTATTAAAGTATCAGCTGGGGAAAAAATTGCAGTACTTAGAATTGGTGGATCTGATGGAGAATTATACGTTACAGAACTAACTGAATAATTTATGAGTAAAGTAAGATCAGTTGAATATGATGCTGGAGTAAAAACTAAATACATCCAAGAGTCTGATGGTCAATTAACTATCAATAACTCTCAAGATGTAAACCCTTTATTAAAAAGAAACAAAGCATTATATAATCATGATTCTGGTTATATATCTGGTGCTAAAGAAATGAAAAGAGTGGCAAGTATACCACCTTTAATACTTTCTATATGGGCTAAAGAATATAATGGAACTAATAACTGGTTTCAATTACCTAAAGAAATTCAAAGAAAAATAATGAGAACTAAACTTAATAGTAATGAGTTTAGATATTTTAGAACAGCTGAAGGAAATTTATAATGGCATTAACAACATTTTCAGGATTAAAATCATCTATAGCAGATTGGTTAAATAGATCTGATTTGACTAATCAAATTGCAGATTTTATTGCACTAACTGAAGCTGACTTTAATGCTAAGTTAAGAATACGACAGATGGAACAAATAGATGCTATTACAATAGACTCTGAAACAGAATCTGTTCCTACTGGTTTTATTGGAGTAAGATCTTTATACATTTTATTATCAAGTAATAAATACGTTTTAGAATACATAACTCCTCACAATATGTTTGAAATAAAAGCTGGATCTACAGCTGGTAGACCTAGAGTTTATACAATAGAAAGTGATAATGAAACAGAAACTTTACGTTTTGGGCCTGCCCCTGATACTGCTTATACTGGGTACTTATCATACTATAAAGCTTTTGGAGCTCTTAGCGATTCTAATACATCAAATTACATTTTAAATAAACATCCAGGAATATATTTGTATGGTTCATTATATCATGCAGCAAACTTCTTAGGTGGTATAGATCCTAACCAAGTACAACAATGGTTACAGATGTATATATCTGCTATGGAAAGATGTGAAAATAATGACAAACAAGATTCTTATGGTGGAGCACCAGTAACTCAAAGAACAGATATACAAACAGATTTATCATTTTACAGAAGTAGATAATGGATTTAAAAGATAAAATTGTAGGTTTATCATTAGCAGCAGCAATAGGATTAATTGGTTGGAACTTAAATGAAACAACTAAAATGAGAACTGAAATTTTACAAATTCAACAAGGACAAGTTATTTTATTTAAAAAGATTAATAGAGTACAAAAAGTTTTAAAAAAAAAAGCAAATAGATGATTGATAAAAAAGAAAGAAAACAATTAAAAAAAGCATCAGCTCATCATTCTAAAAAACATATGAATATGATGGTTAAAGATATGAAAGCTGGTTTAAGTTTTAATAAAGCTCATAAAAAAGCTGTTAAAAAAGTAGGTAAATAATGCAAATACCTTTTGGTGAATGGATGCCTGATCAACCAGAACATGGTATGAAAGGTGCAAACGTAGCAACTAATGTTTATCACGCATTGGGATCTTATAAAAGATTTCCATCATTAGTATCATATACAGGTACATCAACTGTAGGTAAAGATGCTCATGGGTCTGGTTCTTTTAGAGATAATTCTAATACAGTTTATAATTTTGTAGCTACAAAAACAGATATACATCAATTAGCATCAGGAACATTTACTTCTCGTAAAGGAAGTTTAACTGGAGATGATGATGACTATTGGACATTTACACAATTTGGTCAGTATGTAATTGCAAGTAATGGAGTAGATCAACCTCAATATTATTTAATGGGAACATCTACTAATTTTGCAAATCTAAATTCTATACAAACAGCAGGTACTTGTCCTTTATTTAGAGTATCTGGAGTAGTTAGGGATTTTTTAGTAACAGGTAATATAACTAATGCTACTAATAGAATACAATGGTCTGGTATTAATGATATTACAGTTTGGTCAGGTAAACAATCTGACTTACAAGATTTACCAGGATCTGGTGGACAAATAACTCATATTACTTCTGGAGAAGTAGGATATGTATTTAGACAAAATCAAATAGTACGTATGGACTATGTGGGTGGTGCAACAGTATTTAGGCTATCAGTTATATCTCCAAACAGAGGAGCCATATTTGGAAGAACAGTATGTCAAGATAATAGACGTGTATTTTTTCTTGCAGATGATGGATTTTATGAAATACAAGGTGATAACGTAGTATCTATTGGAGTAGAAAAAGTTAATAGATTTTTTGATCTTAATTTAAACAAAGCATTTTCTGATAGAATAGTAGCAGCAATTGATCCTTTTAATCAATTAGCTATGTGGTTGTACCCAAGCACAAATAATACTAACAATACTACAGGTATTTGTGATAGAATTATTATATATAATTATGCTACAAAAAAATGGTCTTTAGCAGAAGTTAATGCTAGTCAAATATTTTCTCAATTTGTAGGAGCATATACTGTAGAATTAATGGATATTATTTCACAAAATTTAGAAAACATTAATGCTGCATTAGATACAGATTATTGGAATGGTGGACAAATGTTTTTAGGTGGAATAGATGGAGATTTTAAAGCTGCAATCTTTTCAGGAAACTCAAATATATGTGAGATAGAAACAGCAGAAATAGAAGCATTTCCAGGAGCTCGTACTAACATTCAAGGAATTAGACCAATAGTAGATGCAGAAGCAACAGTTACTGTAAAAACTAGAGAAAGATTAGCAGACACAGAAACAGAGTCTAGTTCATCTTCTATGGTAGATAGTGGGATTAATCCTGTTAGACAATCAGGTAGATACATTAGAGCTAATGTTAAGATACCTGCTGGAACAAGTTTTGATCATGCACAAGGTATAGACATTGTAGCATCTAAAGCAGGATATAGATAATGACAGATTCAGTAGATATAGATAACGTAAGATATTCAATGGAAACACAAGAATTTTTCCAAAGACAAATAGAAGAAGCAATTAACACTTTAGTTAATAAAAATAATACAGAAAGCGATAAAGCNTTCGTTTGGTTTATGGAGTAAAATTATGGCAGGAACATTTTTAGGTAAATACGATACAACAGCAGCAAACAACTCAGCTACAGGAACAGGAGCAGTTTCAGTAGCAGAAGGAATGCTACCATCTAATATTAATAACGCTTTTAGAAGTGTTATGGCAGATATTAGACAGCATTATAATGCAGCTGAATGGATTGAATATGGTGATGGTGCAGGTACTTATACAGCTACTTACGCATCAGCTACATCGTTTACTATTGATGGAACAGATGTAACAGCTATTTATCATGCTGGACGTAGAGTTAAAGTTGTAGCATCAACGCCAGGCACAATATATGGTACTGTATCTAGTACATCTTTTTCAACAAACACAACAGTTAATATAACTTGGGATTCAGGCTCATTATCTAATGAAGCTATTACAAGTGTACATATTGGTGTATTATCTAAAACAAATAACTCAATACCTACTGGTGTTATAGCAGCAGGTAATATAGCTGATGGAGCTATAAGCACTGCTAAACTAGCAGCAGACTCTGTAACAGGAGCTAAGATTGCAGATGACGCTATAGACTCAGAACATTATACTGATGCTTCTATAGACACAGCTCATATTGCA